ACCTCTACTATACATGAATTAATAGTAGCAGTATTACTACTAAACCTAAATAGCATTTTATTCTTTTCCCCTTGAGAGGCTTGTGCTACTCCTGTAGCTGCTGGTTCTGTTATTATTGTTATTGCCATTATTTACTCTTATTAAAGTCCTTAACTATTGTAGCTATTGAGGCATCATAGTCCTCAAAAACTTGCTTTTCTAATTCTGTATAAACAAAATCTAATTTATTTTCTATTACAAAATCTATAAAGCCCTTTCTCCTTCCGTTTTTACTAAATTGAAAACTGCCTTTAGTAGGACTTCCTTCTTTGTATATTTTTTGTCTAATTGCAAAAGCTGCGTTTTTAACATCTTTATCACCGCTGGCTATACCTTTTCTTTCTACCCAATCAATAAGAACTCCTATAGGCACATATTCCTTTTCACTTTTTGCTTTTCTCCTACCATCATTTACATATTCTCCATGTTTATCCATTAAAATCTCTAATACAATAGATTTAGGAAGCTCCATAATCTTTCCTTCAAAAGAGTCTATTAATGCTCCAGTATCTTTATGACCTTGCATTATAAGCTCCGCTTTTAGCATAGCGATTATTAAATCTGTTATTCTTTTAAGGTCTAACATTAATAAGTAAATGAGCCTAATGTGCAATTACTATCTAATTCAACAGTCATAGTATAGGTTGATTGTACTAACTTATCATTATGTACATCATGAGCTAAGAAGCCACTTAAAGCTGTATTATTAACAATACTAAAGCCATTAGAGCCATCAACATTACGATTAAACACCTCAGCTATGTATTGATCTAAGATATTATCTATTTCGCCTTGCTTTTGTTGCAAGCTTTTAATCTTTCTTTCAGCTGTGTTATAATCCCCATAACAAAAGATGTTAAACGTAAACTGCTTACCTCTTGGTAAATAAATATTATTAGTTGCACCTCTGTTAAAATTAGGAGTCGAATCAATTAAAATCATTGGATAGGCTTTATTCTGTAAAGTACCATTAACCCTACTTACCCTATCATAGACAAAGTAATTAACTGAAGCGAAAGCATCCGCAACAGTTTTTAATTCATCTATTATATCTTTAAATACTGCCATATTACATCATTAAAAAGAAATCACCTCCACTTGTATCTACTGAACTTGATAATCCTTTTATCTCTGTTCTATCAAGTGTTATACTTCCAAAGGTACTAGTAGACCTTAAAGAAATACTACCAGCACTATGACCAGTATCAGCACTAATTGCACCCGTTGCTACTTGTCTATTGGTGTTATGCTGTACATAAGTCCTATTAGTTCCCTGTGGTATTTGCTGGCTTGTTATAGCGTTAATTGAACATGATGTAAGCATAATCAAACTATCTTCCTCAACCGTTAAACTCTGAGTGTTTGGTGTAGATTGTCCTCCTGTTCTAGTAGATGCACCTACACCACCACAATTAGTAAAGCTTCTTATGTGTAAGCTTATAGGGTTCCATTGAGAGTTATTAAAATTAACTCTTAAATTGTTATTTCCTGTTGGTGGATCTACCAAATAAAAGAAAGCCATTCTTTGACTTAAACCACCTCTACTAATTTGATATAGTTGCGTCATAGCTACACCTCCATAAGTACAGCTTGTATAGCTTCTAGTATTACTCATTGTAAACTGAGCAATAATTAAACCATCACTACCCGTATTATGAGTATGAGCTTGAGTTTTAAAGTTAGCTCCAGGAGTTGGATTCGCATTTGTTACATTTCCTTTAGTTGGTACCGCCATCTATAACTGATTTATATTAGTAATTTCTGATATTCCTAAACCATCAACAGTTTCTACCTCAGTCCTAGCCTCATTAACAGAAGCAACACCATTAAAAAAAGTACTTACTGATACCAATCCTAAACCTAGTTTAGTTCTATTTTCTCCTAAGAATTTACCTAAAGTACTATCATAATCCTCATTAATCTCATTAGCTACATTAATATCAGTAGTATAGCCTATATCAGTATATTTAAGATTATCTGTACCCTCTAACTCTATTTTACTTATAATTATCATCTTATGCCTCTGTTTTAGTTGCGATTACATCCCATTTAGTATCAGTAGAATTATAAACTAAACCTAAGTAAGTTATTTTACTTGATACTGTTGTAGTTGGTAAAGTTATACCAATAGCTCTGAATATTGCGTTAAAAGTAATTGCTCTAGCACTACCATCATCCTTAATTCTTATGATTAGCTTTTGACCTTCTACAGGTGTACCCGTTGGATCTCCTATTATTAAAGCTTCACTTTGTGCTGTTATAACTGCAAAATCATTTATATCTGTATCAATAGTTAATGTAGCTGTTGATGCTGTAGATGTGTTTATAGGATCTACTATTGCTTTTCTCTTAATACTTTTCTTTACAAAAGAAGCCGCACTATCTTCTATAATGAATTCATCAATATTTGATACGCTTGTTTTCTCTGTGATTGCTGTTATCTCATTAGCAGCATCTACATGAACAGCACTTGCATCGCTTGTAGCTGGTAAATCTGCAATAGTAATTTTTTTCTTATTGTTACTATCCGCTGCATCCTCTATTAAAAGAATATCGCTAGATGTAGGAGTACCCTTAGCAGTTATCCCGTTTATCTCACCACCTACATTTACATGAACTGCATTCGCATCAGTACCACCGCCACTAGAAGAAACATCGATATAACCTCTAACAGTAGAATACAAAGCATCTATATTAGCTTCACTAGGACTAGTAACCTCTGAGAAAGGAATACTTATGTAGACCTGCCCTCTCTGATTACCATCATCATCTGAATCATCATAGATATTAATATTATTACCCCTCTTTAGGAGTTTTACGTTTCCATGTTTGATATAAGTTACTGCGCCTCCGTAGTTAACCTCTATACCGCTTGTTAAATTAGTAATTGTAGCCATATTAGTCTATGTATCCTCTTATTGTAGTGTATAAATTATTTAAATCCGCTGTAGATGGGCTAGTAACCTCTGAATGCAAAAACCTCAAAGCATCAGCACCTCTTCTGTTTTCTGAGTTATCATAAATAGAAACAGTAGAAGAACCTTTAATGAGTTTAACATTCGCATATTTAATAAAATAAGTATCTCCATGAGAGTCTACTACCTCTATGCCATCTGTTTTATTAGTAATTGTAGCCATATTTTAGAATTATAAGGCTTATAATTGGATAACTATAAATATAAAAAAAAAGAGGGTAAAAAACCCCCATACTAAAAATAAAGATATTCTCCTAAAATAATCCCTTATTATCATCAATAAATTTAATTATTAGCAAAATACACATAATACAAGCCATGAAAAAAATAAAACTCACTCTTTTAACTTTAAAATGTTATTAATTTGTCTAAAGTCATTTAATATATTTTTATGATCTCCAGTACTGTATCTTGAAGATATACCATCAATTATCTCACTAACCTCATCTATTTGCATATCTACCATTTTTATGGCTTCTCTAATCTCTTTAGTCTTCTTTGCAGATTTAAGCTTATACAAATCATCTAACATAGCATCATGAACCTCTTTAGACTTATCTATTAAATCAGGCATCTCTTGAATAGCTTTTTTCTTTAGCTCATCCTGTTCATTAACTTGCTTAATCTGGTTCTCTCTCTGAGTAATTAAAACTTTTTTAAAGTCTAACTCATTTTGTAATCTATAAGCTTTATCAACATCCTCTAAGCTCTTGTAAACTACATCTCCATTCATGTTAGTAGTATGCTCGGTTAAATGCTCAATATATTGCTTTAAGAAGTTAACTCTCTTTTTATAATTCTCTAATTCTTGTTCTAAAACTTGGATAGTTGCTAACATGTTAATTCTCTTTTATTAATTGATATTTCTTACTTTCTGGAATGTGTCCTACTGCTAATTGATAGTCTAGTATTTCATAATGTATATCTGTTTCTTCTTCTATTGAGTCTGTTTGTTTATCTACTAAAGTGAAGTATTCTATACTCTTATCCATATGTCAATATTTTAATTACTAATATAATAATTATTACTGTTATTGTTACCTTGCTTATCATTTTCTATGTTCACAAATTGTATTACTATCTATTAAAATTTTATACCCTTGTTTATCAATATCAGTAAAGATAAATGTATCACTAAAAGCCCTTTTATTTAAATCTAAATCTACTCTAAAATTAACATTCTCTAAAGAATATCTACTAAATAAAGTACATCCTATTCCTGTAGCTGTTAACCTAGCATCAGGATCATTCAATAAACTTTTTAAAGGTACAACACCCTGCCCCATTATTTCATAACCTATAGACCTATCTAATAGCTTTTCAGACCTTACTAAATTAGCATCAACAGTAGCTGTTAAGCACAAAGTAGGCTCTCCTCTATCTATCTCATAAGTAGCAGTTACTACACCTACATTATAAGCTTCTGCATAACCTACTAACTTTTCTATTATACATTCTCCTGTAAACACATCACTTTCAATCATCATTAGATAATCGTAATCACCAGCTAAGAAATAATCTTTAATTATATTTTGATGTCTAGCAAGCTCCTCTCTGAAATCTCCTTTCAATGGCTCATGGATGGCTTTAATACCCTCTTTCCAAAACTTTTTAACATGTTTACTATCCTTACTATTATCTACTACAAAGATGTCGTATAATGGATAAGTAAAGCTTTTAATTTGTTGTATGAAATCATCTACGCAATAATCTTTTTTATCAGATGTAGGGAAGCCTATTAGTATTCTTGGATAGTACATAATTATAGTTTATCTAACATTTTATCTATTAAATCTTCATCGTTCTGGAAGTCTACCATGTCAGCATAACCGTTATCATAGCCAAAACTAATAACAGTAATACTAACTATGTGAGAAGTGATAGAAGCTATCTCATAATGTTTATACGTACCATTAAACTCCCAATGATAAGCACTACAAGCCTCAAGTATTTGCTCTAAGAAGTCATCTTTAGTCATTATCTTCTTTTTTGCTTTTTAATAGCATCATCATGGGCTTGCTGTTGTAGTTCCGCTTTATAAGTTTCTTCAGCTGTTTCTATACTTATAAACTCTAATACTTCATATAAGTTAGTAAAATAAACACTATTTAAAGGTGTTAACCTTTGCTTATTGAAAATACCCTTTTCAGCGATTTTATAAGCTTTGTTCCTCCAGTAAGTATTCTTGACAATAGACTCGCTTTTGGAGTTCGTAGATTTACCACTCTTTCCGCTAAAGATGTTTGCATAGATTTTTGTAATCTGTTGAAATGTTCTAGCAAAAAAAAATAGCCTTTATAAGCTTCTGATACTGGTAAATTCTCAAATGCTTTTGAGCGCATATCTATCAATTCATCATCATACTTTTCATCATCAGACTCTCTAAATAATATAGCTGTTATCCTACTTAGATACTCCCACTTTCGATAATTCTTTTTTTGAAACAAACTAGATAAAGCCTGACTTTCAGCGAAGTGTTTATACGTAGCACCTCCTAACATCTTATCTATACCTCCTGCAGTTTTAACAGAGTTTATTAAAGTGTATTTAGTGCCCTTCAAAGTTATTGTATCACTAGATCCTATTTCAGCTTCTTTAGGCTCTCCTAAAAACTTAGATACAACACCAAACAACTCTACTAAAGATATTTCATCAGCATTATTCACGCTTATTTCACTCTCTAAGTATTCTCTAGGTATATCAGTAAAAAAACCTATCCAATCTATCTGAAAGTCTAATAGTTTGCTATCACTTACAGGCTCTTGTTTATCTGAATAGATGTAATTAGATAACCATTTAGGCATATTATCAATATACATCTGGGCTTTTGCCATCTGTTTAATGGTGTTATCTTCCCATTTATCTCTAATACTATATGATTTATCGAGGATAGTTGCTTTAATCATTAATTAATTATGTTTCTAGCTATGAATATTAAATCTTGTTTTACCTTTCCAAGTCTAGCACATGCAACGGTACTCAATTCCTTGTTTCTTTCCTCTCTAATAGTCTTATCAATAAACTCAGCTATATCAGTTAGTTTATCTTTTAAATCTACTTTTACAGGCTTCTTAACCGCTTTCTTAATTACTTTCTTCTTTTCCATAATGTTAAATTTATTTATCAAATATAAGCTTTTTTGTAAAAAATAGTTTTATTTAAATAGGTGCGTTAGTCTAGCACATTGTCCATAATCTTTATGATGTATAAAAGCTTCTATTGCTTTTGGTGCATGCTGATAACCTTTCCTGTGATGCCA